TCTCGTTTGTGACAGACACATTGAGCAGACCGGTCACTAGTTCGGTGATACTCCCAGCGGTGCTCGTGGACCCGCTTCCTGCTTCCGTCGCTTGGATTCCGACGTAGTAGGTGTGGTCCCCGGCCGCGAGAGTGATCGCTTCTGTGTTTCGAAACGTCCTATTTTTGGCGTTCCGAACAATCAACTCGCCGATGCCAAGCTGGTAGATTGAGCCGCCTGTCTTGGTAATTTTCAGCTTACCGCTTGCGAAGGTTGCGGGGATCCGTTCTACACCAAAATTCTCTTTGGCGAGAAGCGTGAGCCAATTTCCTGTTGCGAGCGACAAATACCCGCCACGGACTATCTGCGCTATCACCTTCGAGAACGCTGAGACAATGATCGCAACGGTCGCGACAATTGCGCGAACGACTCCGCCTATAGCCCATCCAGTCGTTGGGCACCCCAGTTGCGCCAGGACGGCGTATATCGTCGCTTTAGCCTCGTCCACTGTTACTGGTGTGGTCAGATCTTCCAATGCAATCATTTGGCAATCTCCCGCAGGACAACCCCGTCCTTCGATAGTGAGAGGGCCAGTCTGAAAGGCCCTTTTGCACACGTTCCGTGGATGACCACGGATGCCGAGTCGAGCGTGGGCGACGGAGACACCGTGACGGACAGTTCCTCGACGCGTTCGTCGCGTCGAATCTCCGCCGATATCGCTCCCTCAAGCGCGGTCTTGAAACGCGCGTCTGTTGGCCGCCTGAGCCACGAGAACAGGTTTGTTCCGATGTCGGGGTCGTCCGGATATGTCCCCCGCTCGATTGTGATCAGTCGTAGGGCGTTTTGCGCTACGAGAAGCGGGTCGTCCGCGTCGAGCTCCCGCATCATCGGGTCCAGGTCCAGCTCGCACCACAAGTCCGAACCAAAGCCAAGCTCACTCGATGGCTCGCCACTGCTCTGTTCTGCAGCCACTTCCGCCACAATGTCTAACAGCCCGCTCATGTGACATTCCCTGTCCCGGTTACCGGACCTCCCCCAGATGGCGCTACCAGAAGCGTTGGGGTTACCGTCGCGTTGCTGGTAATCTCGTCTACAATCGCACAGGCGAGCGCGTGACAGAACGCTCGGACGTCTGAACTGGTCGCAAATCCAGCGTTGACATGTACGTCATGGATCCGCTTGGACAAGCCGGTTGTGCACGCCAAATTGCCTGTTTGAAGCGGCATTAGCTGGACCTCACTTTCGTCGAACCGGACGAAATCACTCCGACAAACGGCCCCATTTGTACCGTGTCCGTCATTCTCGCCACTGGCATCCCTGGCTCGTCACCGAGCACGACGCTTGTCTTTGCGCTCAGGACCAGGGACACTGGAACGAAGCCGGACATGTCAGGCCCGCAAAAGTGCGTGACAATTGGCTTGGTAGGGTCACCCTCGATGAAGCTCAGTAGGACCTCAGACCCCTGCGCTAGGTCAGCTTTGACGCCTGGGACACCCTGCCAAATCGAAATAGGGAACGCGTCCGGGAGTCCAGTCTGCTTGCTGCAGCATTGCAGAATCCAGCGCTCGTCCCCAGGGTTTTTTACAACGACTCGGTATCGGTACATGCCGAAAAACGGCAGGTTCGGAAACACGTTCCGGACTACCTCTTCCACCGCGCGCTTCAACTGGTCAATCACAATGGCACGCTTTCTGCGCGAACATGCACCGCGCCTGACGTCGTCTCGACTCGCAGAGAGCGGACTATTTGCGGTGTCGGAGTCTTCCGTAGGATCGAGCCAACGGCCACTTTGGACAGGTCCTCAACGTACAGATCTGACAGCCGGTAGATCGGGTCGAATCTCAGGAGCTCGTAGCTCACAGAGATCTCTGTGCTTGAACGGGGAGAACAGATCGTCAGTCCGTTTGCGGCGACGTGCCACTCTGCGCCTAGGAGGCCCGTCAGGCAACGAGCGCCTGTCTGCTCGCGTCTCAGGTAGTCCACGTCGAGTCGAGCGTCTGTAGCCGACACCACGCGCTCTCCGCACGCCGTCCCGAGGTCTTCGAGAATCTCACTCAGCTTCACGCCAAGGTCTGAGTGGTAGCCTTTGGCCCCGACCGATGTCCCCCATCCACCATACCCTCCTACGATTGTGTAACGGGCAGTGTAGTTGTCTACTCCTGACGACCCAGGACAGATCGCACACGTCAGCGACAATCCGCTGACCTCGAGTGCCTGGACCCCACCGAGCAGCACATCCGACGCGCATTCCAGAGTCCCGGACCATACACCAGTCCACGGGAAGATCAGGTTGCTGCTAGTGACGAGTTGTCCACCAAAGGTTGCGCTCATGCTAAGCTATTCACCTGTGCGACAAGGTTGTCGATCTCGACGTCCTGAGCGTCTTTCTTCTGCGCTCCGTTGTGATCCTTGCTACCCGTTGACTTCCCTCCTGCGGCCTTTGCTCGCCTGTCTTGGCTGAACTTTACCGAGTAGAACCACTGGTCCCCGCTCTGTTTTGGGGACGTAACGTCTAGAATCACGACGGCCTTGACGGGCTCTGGAAGCAGCTCAAGAGACGGGTGAAAACAGGAACTGGACGGTGGGTTCTTCCCTGTCGGTGCCTTCAATCGAGTCTTTTGGTATAGGTAGTCGGCCCAGTCCTGCAGCGTGATAAGCTGAAACTTTACGGTGAATTCAGTGAGGTCTTCCCCGCTGAAAACGAGTGTTGCTCCGCTTGAACCTTGCCCCTTTTTCTTGTCCCAGTTGCGCGGGTTGTTCGGGTCCCCCTGGTCCACTACGAGGCCAGGGAGTGGCTCGCCATCGAGGATGAACACGTCCCACAGCTCTGGGTTCGCGTACGGGTTCATGCGGGTACCATCCCGGTCGAGCGTGACATTTCAAGCCACAATTCGAGGACCGTCTTGCGCACGGCCTCTGCGATGTCCTCGCCTGAATTGCCGGACGATGCCACGTTGATGACTGGCGCGAACACCATCTGCCCACCACCAGAAACGCCTCCTTTGGCTTGTCCAGTCCCCACTTCAGGTCCCGACATGGCGGGAACCTTGACCATTTTTGAAACTGCGTCCTCGACCATCGGGGTGCCGTCTTCGATGCCGCCTGCCGCACCTTCCGGGACGTGGAGTGCCTCAGCCCGAAACAGCCTCGACGGCGACGCGATCCCAAGCGCCGACTTGAACGAATTTGTCATGCTGGACGCTAGGTTTTTGATCGCCGACAGCACAGCGCCGGTACCGCTCACAATTCCACTCACAAGCCCGTCTATTAGATTCCCGGCGATTGTCCCCCACTCAATTGAGCTGATGTAGTTCCACGCGGATTTGAACGCGAATCCGAGCGCTGTAATTGCAGCAACCACGGCAATAATCGGAACAATCACCACTCCACCTAATGCCCCGGCCAGTCCCAGGAAGGCCGCGACGGTGGCGACCACCACCACAACTATCGCTCCAATCACCACCTTTGCCGCGAGAATACCCGCCGCCACAGCGTCAATGTCTCCAAGGACGCCACCTCCAAATGTCTCTTGCAGCGAATTGCGAATCTTCAAAACGCTTACCGCCACCATCAAAGCTATGATGATGATCTCTTTGAAAAACGCTTTGAAAAACGGGGCCGTCTGCGCAATTCCCTCGAACAAGGGATTCATCATCGTCTCGAAAAGAGTCTTGAGGCCCTTCCCTGCTGACGTGTTCTCGTCGAGCAGGTCCAAGACGGTCTTCAGCGCCCTCTCGAAAGCCTCGACATTCACGCCGGCGAAGAGCTTCCCCCAGTTCTCCTTTGCCTTCATGATCTGAGTGTCAATCGGCAGCATAGCCTTGACGGCTGCGTCGCCCCCGAGCTTGGCATTCTTCCCGAGCCCAGCAGCGGCCATAGAAGCCCCAACGACGGCCTTTTCTAGCTCAGCGCCACGCTTCCCTGCTTCGTATTCCTTCTGGGCCAGCTTTGCGACCTCGCTTGACGCAATTGGCACTTGGGACGACACCTTGGACACTAGTGACTCGAGCTCCTTCACGCCAGCGGTGGACGCGACAGAACCGAACGCCAGCCTTTGCTTTAGCCCTGCGTCGGCCATCGCAAGTGAGAACTTAGCCATCTCGATTGTCACCGAGACAATTGCCGCACCGAGGCCCACGAGGGCCACCGTCGCGGCGATAAACACCGCCGCAGGTCCCCCTACCTTGAGTAGGTTGAACCGCTCGAACAGCCCGCCTAGCGGTCCCAATCCTCCCTTGGCAACGTTCATGAACTCGCCGAGGGAATCGGCAGCAGCCTCGCTTGGTGCGACAACCTTCTCGAACGAGCCTCCTAGCTTGACAAACTCGGCCTGTCCCGCTCCGATTGCTGACTTCTTTGCCGTGATCTGCTCGCCAAGGGACTTGATCGCAGCGGCACCTTCCGTGGTATTCCCCTGCAGCTGCCGCATCGCGTTTTGCATGTTGCGCAGCTCCTGGACGTCCGACTGGATCTTGTCCCGGAGCGTCTCGAGCGCTCCAGCTGCGTTGTTCGCAGGCCCGGACGCCTGGTCTTGTAGTGTGATCGCGACTGACGCGCTTCCGCTAGCTCCCGCCACTGGACAGCCCTTTCGCTATCGCCTTCAAGCAAACTTTCGCTTCAATGAAGTGGTACGACCCGACCACAGCCTTCGCGTACCACTCATCACTCAGTCCTTCTGCCCCAGGAACAATCCCGGAAAACACATCAACAAGATTCTGCGCAGCAAGGACAGGAGATTCCTCCGCCTCGACCATCAGATCCTCTATTTTTTTGCGATAACCCTCGCATTCGCCTCGGCCAGCTCCTTCGCCGCGACCGTCGCTTTGTTCAAAAGGTCGCACTTGCACTGGCTCGTAATCAGGTCCACGAACGCAGCTTTGTCAGGGTAGACAAGTAGAGGAATCACGAACTTTTCGCATATGGCGCTGGTCACCTTGTCCTGGTCCTGTAGCTGCCGGTACGCTAGGTGGGTAGGTCGCTTGACGACCACCATCCCGAGTCCGTCGTCGTACTCGACGCGCGCGAGCGTCTCGTTCGGAAGCTTCGCTTGGAGTTCGGCAAACACCTCGTTGTTCCGCTTCTTGGCCTTCAGAACCTGGAGCTGATGCAGCTCCTCGTCCTGTACCCTCGCGGAGGTTTGCGCGGACTCCTGCTCGTCGAGCTCCTTCTGCGCAAGAGCAATCTGCTCGGCAATCGACAGGACCTTCTCTTCAACCTTCTCGTTCAGATCTTCCATCATAGCACCTCGTTAGAACTGTCCCAGATTGTGATGACCTCGCCGTTGACCGTTTTGGTCGCGTACTCGAAGTCCAATTCGATGTCACATGCCAGACCGTCTGGTCCTTCCTTGTGCGATTCGGTAGCACTACAAAACCCGACGTTGTAGAAGGTGATAACGATCGGTATATCAGTCCCAGAAGTGAACTGAATCGTTGCGACATTGATGTTTGAGAGACTGATAGAACGCCCATCTGGAGCTTTCTTGGCCATCCAAAGCTCAAACTCTGCAGCGGACCCGACGTAGCCAGAGAACTTGATCTTCCCTGGGACATACTTTCCCTTGGACTTGCCGACGGGCTTTCGGTCTTTCCCGGCCCCGTACAGGAGTGCTCGCTCGAGCTTCTCGTCGTACGAGACAGCTGTGTACTTGTTCAACAGATCCCCGTCGAAACGGGTCTCTGTGTCGCCCCACGAGTGGGCGCGACCTTGGATTCTTACGGTGTCGATATTGCTCACAGCGCACCTCTGGCTGGATTGACAAATCCGATCGTTACGCCGAACTGGTTCGGGTACCCAAGAGGGACAATTCTGACCGTTACATGCGACAGCGGATTCGTTGCTAGCAGGTTGTCGGTTCTAGAAATCCTGAACGAATAGTCGCTTGCGTCAGGCCCTTCAGACACCACATCTTTGATGCACGCCTTGCCTCCTTCGTCGATATCCGTGGCTACAGACGATCGGATGAATCCAGTCTTTTTATCGACTTGAATCGGCTTTCGCAGCTTGCTCACAAGGTACAGCTGCACGGCGTCCGACACGCGGTTGATGACCGATCGATACTGCCACAGGTAGTAGTCGGAACCGTCCGGGCAGAAGACATTTGGCTTCTCGAGGAACACTCCGGTTTGTCCGGGAATTGTTTTAGCGACGACATAGTGGAGCTTGTCCAGGCCTGGATACTGATCCTCGTCGTGCTCACAAAGCGCCCCGTTTTTGTCGATGATGCTCACACCAGGAAGCGGGCCCAGTGCGGGTTCTGCCAGGTCAGTGCGGGTAGGTCGAGACACCTCAGACGCGCGCTTCGAGAACGATAGCGCCACAGGAAACCGGTACCTCCGCCCGGATGCTCGACTGGTCGCTCGGATGTACCCGGCGCACACGGAAAGGTAGATCGAGGTCACAGTCGAGCGAATCACGCCTAGCGCAGTTTGCCACGCTGCGTTTGACTCTCCGACGTTCTGGTCTCGCACAAACACGACGCCCTTCTTGTGCTTCTTCTTCGCCCACAGGTCGGAAATGAACGCGTCCCATGAGGCGATACCTGACGCGTCCTGTGGGGTTGCAACGTGAATCGCGTCCCACGCAATGCTGCTAAGTCGTAGAGCGGACTGCGCTGCTAGAGCCCCCGCAGAGTCTTCCTTTGGGCCAATGGTCCTCACGCTCGCTGTTGCGCCAGCGATGACCGTCCCAGCTGCAAAATCAAACTGCACACCGCCTGAGTTCGGGATCGTGAACGTGTTGGCTGTCCCGAGAGAAGTCTCAGCACTCCAGTTGTACCCTCCGTCTAGCGAGTACCGGATGACAACTCCCGCTTGTCCGATCGTTCCGCCGATCACAATCTCGAGGATGACATCGAACTCAAAACTGGCTTTGCTCCCAGTGTGGATCGAGCACACGCTTGTTCCGGACCACTTGGTAACGTCGATGGTTCCGCATGAACCGTCAGTCACCGTGGGCATTCGAACGCAAACGACAGGCTTGCCACCGGCGAGATAACAAGCGTGCTCCACCAGTGGACCTTCACCGAAATATGCGGCGATATCGCTTGGGTTTACGAACGTAACAGGGTAGTTGACGTCGCCCTTGGAGCTTGTTCCAACCACCGCGAACACGTCCCCTACGACGTCCCCGGACACGCCTAAGGCGCCGTCTACCTGCTCAATTACAACACCACCGGTTGTCATGTTCTACCTCAGGGCCCCGGAGGGGCGTCCAATTCGTATGTTGTCTCGTCGGACACGTCGATAGCGACTGGGTCCGGTAGGCCAAACAAGTTTTCTCGAAGTTCCAAACTGACTGACCATTCCGCGCCGAACACACGCTCTGTCTTGGTTGTCGCGTTTTGTACCTGTCCAAGCGTGTACGCTCCGCCGGCCACGTTCTGGATAGCAGTCACCACGCGCTCCAGAAGAGCTGTGACGGCCTCGTACTGTGCTAGCTCGTCGTTGGGCTTCGTGAGGTCCACTGCCCACAGATAGAGCGTAGGAGACGCTAGGAACGTGCCGACGCACTTCGGGTTTCCGCCAGGGAATCTGGCGGGGGCAAGTGCCCCTGCGTTCTGTCCCTGATATGGTTCGACGACCACCCGGTTCGCGCGGCCTTGTCCTTGATTCACAATCTTCGGTGGCTCGCGCTTTCCGAAGACAACCGCCGTTCCGGAAGTGTCCGCTGCAAACTCTTCGACAATCGAGGCATAAACGGCTCCTAGAGCGGAAGTTCTACTCACTTTGAGAACCTCTTGTGGCTACCAGGACGAGTCAGCCACTCTTCCGACATCCCAACCAATCCAGTCGCGATCGCGTTGCCGAGCTGGACCGGAAGTCCACCCAGTGGGAGCATGGGTCGTCGAGGCATCCCTCTCGCTCCGAACGTGTGAAACATGTACCGATCGCGTACGGTAATCAGGATGGTGTTGCCGATAGCTTTGACCTCGATAGCGTCCGCAGCGCCTTTCAGTGGACGTTCACCCTTCTGAGTGACCGGCCACGTTGAACCGTAAGGGTCCTGCCCCTTCTGGAAGTTTTCGGCGAGCTTCTCTCGAACCATCGGAGCTAGCTCGTCTGCGGCCATTCCGACGAACTGATCCATGCTCCTGAGCTTTCCGATCCACTCGTCAATCTTCTCGAGTCCAGATACTCGCATCTACCTGTCCTCGGCAGCTTCGAGTTGTCGGTCTCGCCACACGTAGGGAGAAGCCTCGGAATACCCATAAGGTCCTCCCTTGGTCACGCCAGACTTGCTCGAGTCAGAGATAAGCGGAAGCTCGAAGAGTCCCTTCTCTGCTTCCGCTGCCTCCTTGATCTCGTCTTTGGCCGTCTTGGCGTCTTCCCTGATTGTTGCGCCGTCGGTTTGAGGATTCCAGCCGCGCTTTTCGTAGGCAATTGGCGTGACGATGGTGACCAGCCAACGGATGATCGTCTTCGGGTATGGCGCCTTGAACGGTACATCGTACCGCTTGGACAACCTCGTATCGATCTCCTCACTCCAGTCGTCGAGCGTCTGTTGCAGGAATCCAGGCTCGGACAGCTCGAGTGTGTCCACGTCTTGCTGTGGCATGACCGTCCGAATCTTGAACTCTGCAACAGACAGATAGCCCACTTGACTACTCTCCTATCAGGGCTCGAACCGGAAGAACAAGTACGGATGGCCGTACGCGGCGGTGTTTCTGCCGCGCAGATGCCACTCAAAAACGTTCATTCGGTCCAGGTCCGCCTGGGTCATTCCGTTGTAGGACGTGAGCTCGAACGCCTTTCGCTCTTGGTAGATAAACGCTCCCTGGAAAGCGTCCTCGTCCGCCTCGCATCCCAGGTACCAGACACCAGGTTCGCTCGCCAGCTCGGGGACAACCAGAGGCTGCCCAAGCCCGTACGCGGACTTGATCATGTTGGTTGCTGGGGCTGCCTTGTTTGTGTTGAACGGGTCGGTGATGACATCCGCACCAGTAACTGTTAGCCCGTTGAGTTTGTTCGACGGGTCAACAACAAGCACGCTCGGAATCAGGTTCCTTGGCGCGTCGCCAGGATGCTTGATCGAAATGATTGACGCACATCCCGCACCAACATTCGCAGCTGTCAGAGGCTTCCCCGTGAACAAGTTCGCGTAGGTGCCGAGCGACTCATCGAACGGATTCACAGGGTGGTCCGTCGCGAAGAAGTTCTTCCCGTCGTACCCCTTCTTGGTTTTCCCGCTCAGGATGAGCGACACAATCTGACGCTGTGGCCAGTACGCTGCAGCGTTGCCTGCACCAGCAGCCCACTGCGCAGCGCGGTCGTAGAGGTTGTCCTCGATCGAATTCCGCTTAAGAGCCAAACCTGTCCCGAAGTTCTCGTTGGTGATCGAGTGAGCCACCGCTGCGAGGTCCTCGAAGTCGAGCTCCTGCGCCGCCGAACCGGTCGGACGGATGTTCGCCGTCTCGAGCATCCACTCGTACAGCTCGGTCAACGTGTCCGACTGCTGGGTGATTGCGAGTTTGCTGAACCACAGGTTCGCAAGAGTCCGCTTCCAGGCATTGGAAAACTTGACGTTCAGCTTGGACTGGAACGTCATCATGAATTGGGGAGTAATCTCCGCCATGGTCAGACCTCCACCCAAACGGTCTGCACTGAGCCGTTTGTCTCATATTTGTAGGGGGTTCCAGCGGCGGACCTTCCAGTTGCCGTCGGAGTCACGCTCTGGTCGTCGTCCAGGTACGCGTTCCCACCCATGTCCGTTTGTGCAAATGCCGACGATGCAATGAACGGGAAGAAGGTCTTTTCGCGCAGGAATTCGACGCACACTGTCGCGGCACCAGCGGCACCAGACGAGTTGTCCACGTCCTCTGCAGCTCGACCGATAGGCTTCAGGTTCGCAGCCACCGACGCAGGCGCTACGTAGCCACCCACGAACACAAGGAACGCGCCCTTGTAGATCTTCTTCGATGCTGCAACGGGAAGGTCCATCGAACTGGCCTTCTTGATTCGCATCATCCTCTGCTTGGTCAACGCAGCCATTTCTTAGGCCTTTCTCTGGTAAATGTGGGACGCTCTCACGCGGCCGTCTTCCCGGACAACCACCGACTCAGCGGGACGGTCTTCCGTGCCGAACGCACGCGCCAGGTGCCGCTTGGTCTCAGCGTCGAGACTCTCCTCCGGCTTCGCCTTGGCTTCGCCCTTGGTGGCCGACGCAGAAGCTCGAATGCCAACAGGCTTTGGCTCTGGCAGGCCATTGACGAACACGTTGAATTCCTCCACGTTTAACCGCTTAGCGAATGCGCGCAGACTGTCGGGGATGCGCTCGCCAGCAGCGCGAACTCGCTCGTTTGCGGCCCGCTCCTTCTCCATATTCTCTAGATGTGCAAGACGAGTAGCCATGGTGATAGTTTCTGGGTCTACCCTGGCTGCAGACGCCTTGATGGGTTCGTCCTTCTTCTCCTCAGCAGGGGCTGTAGCGGGAGCGGCGGAGGGTTTTCCGTCTGCGCCTTCAGCCTTCTGTTCTGCCGCAGGTGCTGCTGCTTCCGTCGGAGTCGATGTCCCTCCGGAATCCGATCCAGAACCACCGGACAGAGTTTCGATCTGTCCAACTAGGTTGGCGATTTGTTCCTTCGCCACTGCGGGGTCCTCGGCGGACATGGCCGCCTTGAGCGCCGCAAGAATCAACGCTAGGTCCATTTGACCTCCATTTGAACTTGCTCGGTGGCGCTTTGCAGATGCCAATTGCCGAGCGTTGTGGGTTGCGGGGTCGCCTACGAGGGACACCCGAATGAGACGTGTGATCTCTCCTGTTGCCTTGTCAGTGTCGTACTCAGGGGACAAGTAAAGCCTTTGCCGTGTCCGGATTTGGTCAATCGCATAGGCGGACCACTGGAACACCAGCCACGGGAGTCCTTCGCGAATCTCCAGCGATGCGTATCCTCCACCAGGACCAACGTCCTGCGCATTTTTGGGTGGGTCCGCGTTGTTGTGCTCGACGTCGATCTGCAGAAGATTCCCTCGAGACTCGTACCTAGCGAATACCTCGCGAGCACTTCGGTCTGACCAGATGTGGACCCCCAAATCAGTTGGGTTCTCTCCCCTATTCCAAAGCTGGATCTCGCTGGGCGGCTCGCCAGGAGTGAACTGGTACATTATTGGGCCTCCCCCCTCGGAATAGCGCGCCACTGGACTGACCAGATCGGCGAGCCGTCTTGCCCAATTGCGAAGTCTCGGACACGCTCGATTCCGCAGATTCGACAACGGTTCACTGCCCCGTGCTCGCAACGCACGACAGCGGATTCTGTCATCTTCTCCGCTAGGGCCTCCGCTGCCTCATCCGGACCAGAAGCCGACGCCTGATTCTCCTCCGTCGGCGCCTGCTCCTGCGTCGGTTGGACTTCCTGAGACGATCCTGGCGTTGGCTCCGGAGCTGGCGTGTCAACCGGAGCGTCAGGCTTAGCATCGCCGTTTGCGTCGCCCAGAACAGGTATGTCGAACCGGGCCAGGATCGAAGGGACGTCCACCTGGATTCCGTGTGGCTGCAGCGCCTCAGTTAGCGACTTGACCGCTCCGGCCGTCGCCGTCATGCTGTCCGCCCCCGCCTTCAAGTCTGCAGGAGGACGCGTGTCCCACGCCACCTCGCACGACTCACCCTCTCCGCAGTAGTCGTGTACCACATGCGGTAGGGCTTGCGTGTTCAGCGTATGCGCAAGACCATTCCCGTCCCCCTGAATCAAATCGCTTCGAATCGTCGCGTGAATGTTCGCGTTCGCGAAGCCTGCCCCTCCGGTAACCGTCACAAGCTGTCCACAAATGGCGATGGTCGCCTCTGTGTCGTCGGTCTCGATGATGTCCTTGAACACCTCGTATCCGCGTCCGTTGGACTCGACGAGCTTTATGTCGTAGCCAGGCGTCAGCCCGAAGACAGCGTTTGTCCCCCAGGCCATGACCTTCTGAAACCAGTTTTGCTTCTGCTCTTCCGCAGCCCCGTTCGGAGCGATGGCGACGCGAGCTGGATTTGCAAGCTTCCCACTGTAGTTCTCGCGGTGATTGAATGAGTGGTCCTTGGAAATGAACCGACTCCCGAGCGCCGGCCAGATGCCCCAGTTCCACGGCTCGTACTTGCCATAGGGGAGGTGCAGAACAAATCGGCCGTCCCCGGGAGTGATCGGTATCAGTCCGCCTACCGAGCGGTAGTACCAACGGTCCTCGGACCAGCGGTACAGCAGGAACTCTGGGTCAAGAGTCGTCAGGATAGCATGTTCGTCCTCCTCGTTCTGAACGAATTCGGCCACGCTAGCACCAAGCTCGATGCCGTACGTGTCGAGCCTAATCAATTCAGCATCCGGGAAGTATCGACTGAACTTCCCAGGCTTCCCATCCGCCCCGCCAAGAAACGCAACTGCCGCAGGAGTCCCAGCAAACTTCTTGGGAAGGCGGACCAGTCCGCCAGTCCGAGTCCCCATTAGGCCCTGGATGCGACCATCTCGATTGAACGACTTGCACAAGACAGCCGCCTTGGACAGGTCTCCACCGGCCGCCAATTGAATAGCGCCCTCGACGTCGGCCTGATACCAGCGCGACTGATTTGTGGGTAATGGAGAAGTGCGTGGACGGTTCCGCGAGCGCTTGGCTGGACGGATACGGGAGACTGGAGCGTCTTGGACAGGTGTCTCCTCAGGCCTACGGCCAAAGTCAAGGAGACGTCCAAGAAGCTCGACTATCATCAGGTATCTGATGATGTCGGACGGACGCGTCACAGTCAGTCACTCTTACAGTGACACGCCCGTCGCTTATTCTTCCGAGTGCTCCGCACGTCTTGTCACAGGATTGGTCTGTTGTACGGGTCTATTCCACTCGGCTCACCATAGAAGTCATCGTCATCGTCCGGTGTCCCAGCTGCCTCAATCGCCTTTGCGCGTTGTTCCCCGAGCGGTACCACCAAATCTCCCTTGTCCCACACCGCCAAAGCGATCGCGTCCGCGCGGTCTGGCGAGCGTTTTAGCTCTTTCCGAATGTCGTCTTTTGGTGTGGCTTTCATGACGCCATTGACTTGCAGGTTCCAGGATGGGCAATGAAGCTCTGCAGCCAGCTTTGTGTCCTCCGGGATCGCGCCGCCAGACTTCAGCCACATGGCAAGGTTTGCCCACAGCTCATCTCTCAGTCGTCCGTACAAGTCTTTTCGTCGGTGAGGAGCGTCCGACGCGCGAAGTCCTTTGACCTCGAACCGCTCGAGCTCTGGCAACTTCGATGCCTCGGCTTGAACCAGCTTCCAAATTCCAAAACCGACGGGGCCTTCCCGGTCGATGACAACAAGTGGCATCTCTCGCTCTTCTCGGTATTCGTCAAGCATTCCCTTGAGCTGAACGAAGTGCCCCTCCTCGTTCAACGCTCGGCGAGCCACAAGTGCAAGAACTTTCATCCCTCGCCTTGCCACGAACACTGATTCGTCTCCCTGTCCTCCTGGTCCAGCAGGGTCCACGGACACAACAAGACGTCCTGTCGACGGTGTCGCTGAGTCGTGCCACCGCTCCTCCGCGCACTTCACGAGGTGTAGCGATATGATCTTGCCTTCCTCGGACAGGACGAACTCGCCTTGCACGCGAACTTTGTACTCCGGAGCCTCGATGCCCCATTCCCGCTTTCGTTCCTCGACCCATTCGCGGCCGGCGAGGCCTGGTATGACATCACGTCCATCTCGACAATTTGGCGTGTCCTCCGAAGAGATTGTGATACAGAAGAATCCTGTTGGGTTATCCTTCGACATCTTCTTCGAGTGAAAAGCCTCGAAGAACTCCCCGCTTGCTCGGGTCGGGTTGCTGAAGAGAAGAATTCGCGCGCCGCCAGCTCGGTTACCTTCTATGGCCTCGAAGATTGCCGCGGGAATGCCGGAAGCCTCGT